TAGCTCCGTAGTAAAGGGGTATTGTCCCTAGAGCCATGCAATCTAACAGCTTCTCACTAAAATAATAAGGATTTTGCGTGTTTTCTATGACGATAGAAAACCTATAAGGAGACAAAGCCTCCTCCTTAGTATCAAACGGTTTCCCCGCTCCTGCGCCCCAGAGGTCAATACCACCTATGTTCGCAATAGAGTGCCGCAACCTATGACCTGACGTTTGTGTTTTAGGAGAGTATATCATGGAAACCAATTCACTCTTTAAAGGAAATCCATAATTTTCAGGCTTGACCCAACAGCCTCCGAAGGGATAAAACTTCGTCTTATCTGGATACTCATCCAAAAGCTCCTTATCATATGTCAGCAGAAAATCATAATTATCAATGTACTTTTCTACATCATTATAAATGGAGGGGTTTGTTTCTCGCGTCTCAATTAAGAATCCTATGTTAGTCCCAGGATGCTTTAAATACTCGGAAGACATCAAATGAGCATCGGTATAAAAAGTAACTCCTTCCCACCCAGAATCAACCTTAACATATCGAGTGTATTTAGGTTTCTTATTATCAGTCATAGAATATATGCCATCCTCTGAAGAGAGATGAGCAAATGACCTATCGCATAAATTAATATCTATCACAATCTAATCCAAGTCTCAGGAATAAGGTCACTATCATCCAAATCTTTTGCTGGCCCGAACCAGTTTTTTGGAGCAACAACCTTTTTATTTTCTGAACGGCTTAACCATGCGCCCCACCAGCTAAAAGAAGAATTAGCAATGATATGATTATCACACAAGGACATAAGCAATAGATCTGCAACATCACTTTGCCCCTCAATAAAAACAGCGTTGGAAAAATTTAAATTTTCTCTACACCACTCAACATCGTCGCTAAAAACTAACAAATGATCAGACGCAGAAAATAAACCTAGAGCTTTATTATAGTACTCATGTGTTAAAAGAGGGTGGTGGTCCTGCAAGTTAATATAATCACCCCTGCGGACATGAACAGCGGTAGTCTGTCCTTTGAGAAGATCGCCGTAAGTCTCTTCGACAAGCTTCTGTACTTCCTCAGGAAACGAAAACATATCCAAAATATAATCTCTATTGTGTACAAAATACTTTTCCGATTGAAAGTAGCCTACGTAGACACAATTTTCTTCATAATCTAATTTATTATAAGAAAACAAGTTTTCGTGAACTGCGATTTCTAATTTTAAACCAGAAGGATCAGCATTTACTTTTCTTAGTAGGTTCTTATCGTACCCACCAAAAAAATCTTCCGACAGCATTGGAAAGGTAGCCACATCATTGTTGTCTTTAGCTAAACTAAGGATTGTGGCTATTTGAAACAGTTGGTTGCCCAATCCATAATTAATATTGGATGGACCTTTTAAAGCACAAGAAAGCATTTAATCTAGATCTTTCATCGAGTTATACGCAGCTTCCTCTCCAGTTATATCGGAGTGAGACACGAACTGATGAACTAAGCGCGGATTGAAAATATAAAAAGGGTCAAGTTGTCTTTGTAAAGTTATATAAATTTCATCAATTACCCACAACCACTTATTCTCTTCAATAACAGGTATAATTTCTTTCATATAGTTTAATCTTATTATATAACCGACAGTAGTTTTTGTGAAAGTAATAAGAGAAACGTTCTCCTCTACTCGTCTAGGGTTCGAAATATTATTACCTCCCACATAGCAAATATTAAAATAAGGGGGCAATTGAGAATAATAATCTATAAATAATTCATTAAAATTCGAACACGGGTGGGCATCATCCTCTAGAACTAAAATTTCCTTCTCTCCTTTTTCTACTGCTTGCTTCAATAACTCTAAATGGCTCATCGTACACGCAATTGAAAACTTATTATGATGTTTATCTCTGCGCCACCCAATAGGGATATTTTCTGGAATATGCAAGCATTCCCCGTCAACAGCAGAAAACCTCGTTAAGGTAACTCCTTGATCATCAAACAATTTCTTAACTCGTTCCCACCTATCCTGTCTCCTATCTAAATTAATGCAATAAACATTATCAAATAAATCATTAACTTTTTTCATGTTATTTCTATCCTTGAAAGAAAACTCATAATCCTACGATTATAATCTTTTGCTAATTCTATAGCATACTCCTTAGTTATACCTATAGTCTGTGAATCTCTTTTTACCAATGAATCTGCTACCCCTTCTACTCCTCTAAACATACAAATATAATGAGGATTTTCTATGTGTGGGTGAAACAAATCAATAGTTAAGCAGCTTCTAGGGTCTTTCCATCCCCAAATAGAGCTTTTTCGTTTACTAATTAAATCTTTTATCTCTGGGGTAAACTCCTCATACAGGGATAAAATCCTTTGCTGTTGAGGAGGTCTAAACCAAGTTCCTCCTGCTGCTTGTAAAATTCTTTCATTAAGCTGCATAAATTCATCATCCTCAAAGTGTCCTTGAGGGTTGGAGCCTGTAGCACCCTCCAATTTATAAGCATTTCCCGCAATAGCATCCTCCAACATAATATCTCCCATGGACACTTTCGGATCATTATCAAAAGTGTGGAGTGCTTTAGCTAGTAAAGATGTACCTGATCTATGCATCCCTAAGATTACAAAAGTTTTCATTTTTGATTCCTCTCGGCCCACTCTCTTTGCATTCTCTGGCTATTTTCTATGAGAGTGGGTTTTCCCGCTTGAGCAGCTTCATCCTTCATCTGTTTATATTCTTTATCCCACTCACTATCACTCTCAGATTTTTTAAGCCTATCATCCAAATGAATGCCAAATTCACGAAGGCAAACCACTGCTCTATCCAAAGTTCGAACTTGATGAGTTATGTGGGCATCTTCATGTCCATAGCGTCCATAATCTTCACAAAAGAGCGTAATATTGTCTCTAACAAAACTTCCCCAAGTGGTGCAAGCTCCTCCTATTTGGGCGGCAATTAAAAAATCTGGGTTTCCAGGTGCCTCTCGTACTTTGATCCTGTCAACCAAGCCTTGGACATTTACACAACACATACCTACCTGCCCTTCATATCTTTCGAGAATATCAACTGACTTGTTGAGCCAATCAACAGGCAAGAGAACATCATTATCTATAACGGTGCAGTAATCATAATCCTTTTCCTTTAGAAAAACATTCAACCTTTTAGCCTTCCCTTTGGGCTCTACATATCGCGTAAACTCTATATTTTTACAAAAACCTGAAGGAGTTAAAGTCTCAAAGTATTCATTAGTTCCATCGGTGGAACCATCATCCACTACCCACAAAGTAAAATCAACACCAGCAAAATCAAACACTTGCTCTAAAGTCTTCTTGGTTAAAGATAGTCTATTGTGTATAGACATAATAATATAATTTCTCATCTATGAACTCCTATAGGTACTCCGCAACCAACATATCCATATTTATACCCTAATCTATGATAAATAACACCGTCAGACTTCTCACTTTTATCATACCAGCCTCCCTCAGTAAGCCATACTGACCTTTTAGCCACAAGCTGCATACAATCAATTTGATTGGGACTAGGAGGCACACCCAGCAAGAAAGCTATATCAGAAGGATTAAAAGTTCTTTGCAAACAATTAAGCCCCTTTTCGTTGTTTGGGGGGCCAAAGTTAAGGGTTCCTTCCAGAATTACAGGAGACACAATAACATCATCTTTTATAGAATCGTAAGAGGTAAAAGTCTCCTCCGAAAAATTATCATGTATAAATCTAATCTTATCAATAGTATCAGAAATAGCTTGTAGCCCTATCTCGCTAATGATATTATCTGGGTTAAAATGTACAATATACTCACCTTCAGCCTCTCGTATGCCCAAATCTCTGAGGCTGTGACCCCAATCATTATATCGTGTATTTGTGGCCTTATAGCGGTATTTAAATGAGAATTTTGATAAATCAGGGATGGGTCTAGAGGTAGGACCGTCATGGTAAATTAATACTTCAAAGTTTTTATAGCTGGAGTTATCTAAAGACTGCATTCCCTCCAAAAATAACTCGTCAGTAATACTCTGATCGTAGTGTGGGCAGATTATACTAAACCTGTAATTCTTCACTTGCCTTTTTCCATAAAACCTGAAGTTTCTCTAAGAGAACTTTATTACCTTGAAGTTCAAAAACATCCATATATAACTGTAATCTCTGTTCCACCACTTTGTTTAAATTGAAATACTTTTCTGTTACTTCATGTAGATTTTCCCCAAGAGATTCTCTGTGTTTCTTGTCCCTAATTACCCTACACAATATTTTAACCCACTCCGATTTAGGAGCCTTTGGATCAATTAAATACCCCGTTTTTCCATTAATAATAGTTTCATCATAGCAACCAACATTGGAAGCGATCAAAGGAACCTTGTACCGCCCACACTCAGCCACTTTTATCTCAGATTTAGAATCATTAAAATCATTCATTTGAAGAGGCGCAATAGCAAGATCTATGTGAGCAAAAATTACCCCGTATGCATGGGTAGGAAGAGCCTCATGAACAAACCAATTCTTTTCTCCCTTAAATCCATGCAAAAGTATATTCTGGTAATTCTTCCAAACGTCTAATTGCCATTCATCTTTCTTTTCTCCAACAGGAGGTTTCCCAAAGAAATGCCATTCCACATTTTTTGCTCCTATTCGTTGATTAACAAAATGAGGAATTCCAGCAAATTCCTTTACATCTTCTTCGTGATGAATTCCCCCTGCCCAACCAATTCTAACAAGCCTTTTCCTAGAAGGGGGTTGGCGCGTAAAATTCCAACTCTCCATATCATAATCAATTGCATTTTTTACAACTGCTAAAACACCACCGCAATACTGTTGAATTCTCTTTGCAAATTTCCTCTGGGTTACGGTCACTAAATCAGAATGATTATACACAAATTTAGTGGTATCTACCAAGCCCTTTTCTTCATAAATTTGCTTTAGGCGATGACCCTCGTACAAATCGGTTAAAAGATCGTCAGTATCATAATGCACAAACTTCCCAAACTCTTTAGACTTTCCGACGATACGGGCAGTATAATTACCTCCCCAATTACTAATATTTTGAGTAAAAACTATATCAGCCCACTTAATATTTTCAAACTCCCAACCTTCTTGCCATACGCCGCTGCTGGTATCTATTCCTAATGGGTTTTTATCAAACTTAATTTCCACAGCATCAGGAAACATAGAAGCTAACTTTGTAAAGGGGTTCCAAGCTCTGTAATAAGCACAACCCCCATCATTTGCGGGTACAACAAGTATCTTTAGTTTATCCATAGACAAAAAATATGAGGAGCTTTTTCTGGCTCCTCATATTATAGTCTTTTGGGACTAATTAATTAAATCAATTAGCTAATAATAAATATTAAACCCCTGTCCATTGATGCCTGTTGGGATTATAATGAGGCATCGGAGGTAGATGTATCCCGTTTTGAGCTTTTAGTTGTCCCCAGCGGTAGGCCCAACCTAGGTTATCTGTAAGGATCTGAACATCCTGTTGTGCATCCTGAGCGGTGGAATAGCCCCCTGCCTTTTGAGCGGTTAAGGAAGGATCTACATCATAAGCCCAACGTTTACAGAACTCTCGGCCATTCCCTAATCCTAAAGTGGAGTGAATTGTCCAGAATCTGGCTTTAGTTTCCATAGCATTAAGGAATCCTGGGTGCCCCTGTGTTGGCGGTTCAGACGTATAAATGCAATCACCCATATCTGATAACATGACTGCGGAGAAGTTGTAAGCACCTATTAGCCCCTCATTCCACTCCTCATCATCATCGGCAAGATAACGTCTTAGCTCAAAGGGTTGAACGGTATAAACAAAACCCCCAGGACCAAACGTTCCATCAGCGGGTGTACCATAAGAAACCCCATCTACAACAGAAACAGAATCAACACCGAATATTTGTGGTTGTTGATATATACAGGAAGCGGCTGCTCCATGCGGATCAACCCCAGAACAAGTTAGCCAATCCGTAGAACTTACTCCCGCAGTTGTGGCATTTCCTTCAATAACTAGAACCGTTTGACCAACCACATTACCAAAATCTACTGCGCTTAATCCAACAAACATGGAGCTTACTGCCCCGATTGGAACACGGGCGTATGAATAATTCATGGCTTGGTTTATTAAAAACCATGGTCCTGATGACTCATATGAGTGGTCCACCCAACCAGGACCTAAGGGTGAAGAACTTGCACTAACCCCTGAAACTTGGGGGCCAGGGCCAAAATTGTAAACGGGGGGTGCCTGAATAACCATAATAAAAAACTCCTATAAGTATATGTGCTTATCGCGCTACAGTATATAGACAGAACATACGCTTAATAAGATATTTTTTTAGAAAACAAATATAAAAAAATATGAGAAGCTATAAAAAGCTTCTCATATTATAATAACTAGAATCTACTTAATTAGACAACTTCATCAGCAACATCGTCATCGAATGCCTGACTAGAATTTTCCGAAGAGTGGGAAATACCTAGCGCAGATGCTAGACTTCCAACTGCTCCACCCAAGTCCATATTCTTATCAGTAGGAACAATAGCCTTAAACGCCCTTACATAGTGTTTGCGCTTACGCTTGCTAAACAAGGTGACCATCCCTTCCCAAGCTGCCAGCCCAGGAATAAAGGTACTAGCTACTCCAAAGGCAGCGTCAATTACACCACCCATATCGTCACCATCAGAAATCCCACCAGCGGGGACATAAGCAGCATCAGCTATAAGCTGATCTTTAGTTGCCATAACAAGTGAAGTTCCCTCAGGGATCTTTGCTTTAACAGAATCAGGAAGCTGATCGAAGGGAATAATTGCTCCCTGCTGACCTTCTTCTAGTTGATCCGCTGTAGTAAATACCGTGTCATCTCCGAAGAAATCTCCAAGAGTAGAACAAGACATTAGACCCGCACCTAAACAAAAGGTGAGGGCGAGAGTAAGAATAATATTTTTCATGATTGCAATCTTTCCATATAATCTTTATCGCCAACTTCTGTTGCAGGGCGATTAAGTTCGTCAGCAGACCTTTCAACAGCAGCAAAAGGATTGAGGCTGTCAGCAATCTGCTTAAGCTCTTCATAATCTTCCAGTTTCACAAGACTCTGGATATCATGAAGAGAGTCCATCCACTCCGTAACTTCCTTTCCACTTCCAGCAGGAGTGGACTTGGGGCGAGGAGCCGATTGGTCATATTTCGGCCATTGACCTTCCATAATCTTAACGATCTTAAAGTCATGACCAGCTTCTGGGTCCGTAATGTCACCATAATCAGGATCAACCATAGCAGCAATAATTTTCTTGAAGAGTATGATTCCAATAGACAGAATCTTAACATCCCCAGTTTCACGATCCACTACATTCATGTAGTAACGATCACGCCCTTTGATTTGACGAGCGAGGGTTTCATCTTTAGTAGGCTCTTTCCAGAGCGAGTAGTAAAGATTGCATATGGGGCATTGTTCCCCATGTACCTGACGGCAGTGAATATTTTTCACCATGCCATCTGCCATAGGAATTCTATGCAATTTGGTCATAGCATAGAAGTCCTCATCATCCTCCTTAGGAGGGAGGATCCGAACTGCGTTCGTTCCTTCTTCAACTTTCAAGAATGCCTCTGACATTCCACCACCCATACCTTTTCCTGAAAGGTTCGCGTGGATTTCCTTAATTTTTTCTAAATCAATAGCCATTGTAAACTCCTTTGTAGTCCGTTAGGCGGTTATAGTATTATAGTATCACAATACAATTTAGGTCAACTATAAATGTTTTTTTCTGCTCTCATGTTAGCAGACAACTGAACAAGCAAATCTTTCTTTTGGCCCAAGGATTGAACCAAACTACGAAGCATATTATACTTCAAAGTTAACTCATTTACCTTAGTCGCCAGCCTCCGATACCCGTCCTGGGAAAGGACATAATCATCAAGATCTTTTGCCGTAGGCTTTTTTGCGAACCCCGTACTCTCTTCAGTCCTCAGCTTTCTGGTTTGGGCGGTATAAATAGTAAGCTCTAAGTTAGCGTCATCAAGCCTACACTTGCCTAAGTCCTGCATAGCAGAATAATATGAGTAGTGGCTGGCATGACGAGAAAGCTCTACATCCATGTTCGTTCTATCAATCTTCGTGATACTATCACAGATCTCGTTATAAGTTTCCATATCTAGGTTATCAACAA